AAGTAATGAGGAATTAACAGAGGTACAGAAGCAAGAGAAACTTGAAGCATTGCGTTTGAACTTCAAAGCCAAGCGAGATGCACAAGACCAAGTATATGCGGAAGAAGATGCAGTTAAACAACTGGATGAGATAGAAAAGATAATTGGTGATGAAGATGCGAAGTATCAAGTTAAGTTAGAAGCTATTAACAAAGAAAGGGCACTCCTTGAGGAACTGAAGGCAAATAAATTAATTTCTGAAGAAGATTATGTAGCAAGGAAAAAGGTATTAGCGAAAGCGGAAGTAGATATAGACACTAAGAAGCAAGAAGCATTGGCACAAAATGCTGAAAAGATTAGTAGCTTACTTGGGGGTCTATCTAACTTATTTGGCAAACAAACTGCGGCTGGTAAGGCATTCGCAATCGCACAAGCCGTAATAGATACATACCTATCTGCGAACAAGGCATACGCATCGTTATCTGGTATTCCAGTTGTTGGTCCAGCATTAGGGGCAGTAGCGGCTGGTGCGGCGATTGCTGGTGGTATTAAGAATGTGAAGGAAATCCTTAAAGTTAAAGTTCCAGCGGCATCTGGTGTTTCTAATCCAAGCATCAGCACTCCTTCCGTATCAGCACCAATCGCACCACAAAGACCACAAGCATCACTTACCCAATTAGACCAGCAATCTATTAACCAATTAGGTAGTGCCACTAATCGTTCGTATGTTGTGGAAAGCGATATTACAAATTCACAAGAAAGAATCACACGAATAAATCGTGCGGCAAGATTAAGTTAAATAAAAACACAATGGAAAAGAAATTACCAATTTATCAAATGGATATCATTGAAAGCGATGAATCCAATGTAGAAGTAGATTTTGTAGCATTGGTTGATAGACCAGCAATAGAAAGGGGATTCCTTGCATTTGCGGATTCCTATTCAGATTACCCAGATTCTGTTAAGAACAATGCGAAAGCGGCTCTGAAGTGGGCAGATGAGAATGGATGGGGTTCATGCGGAACGGATGTTGGAAAGCAAAGGGCAAACCAGTTAGCCAATGGCGAACCGATATCGGTAGAAACCATTAAACGGATGTATTCTTTTCTTTCCAGACATAAGGAAAACGCAAAGACCTCTAAAGGATATGGCGATGGGTGTGGGCAATTAATGTATGATGCTTGGGGTGGTGCTTCTGCCTTATCTTGGGCAGAATCTAAATTAAAATCAATAGAAAGAAAGCAGTTCGCCATACAAGACGAAGAAGAACGTATTATTACTGGTGCATTAATGTTGGCAGATAAGCCGATATACAGAAATGATGAGAATGGTGAGTATTATGTGGTATTCTCAAAGGATACCATCAAGAAGATTGCACAAAAGTATTTCCGTAAGGGGTATCAGAATAATGTGAATCTAATGCACGATAGCGGTCAAGTTCTATCTGGCTTAACAATGTTTGAATCATGGATTACGGATGAGAAGCGAGGTATTAAACCAATGGCTGGATTTGAAGATGTTTCCGATGGTAGCTGGTTCGGTTCTTTTAAGGTGGATAATCCAGAGGTATGGCAAATGATTAAAGATGGGCAAGTAAAGGGATTTTCAGTTGAAGGTATCTTTAACTATAAAAGAACAGAAGATAATTTATCACAAAAGATGTTTGATGCGATAGTTGATATATTGAAGCAAGTTGATTAGTATATTTGCAGTGCATCGTTTCATAGTGTTTGTTCAGAATCGGGAGTGTATCTACACTCCCTTTTCTATATGGTCAAGTCGTTACGATTGATATATTTATCAAAAAATAGCAATGACTACAATAGAAGCATTGAATAAAATTAAGGCGATGTTCGCAGAGATGCCATCTGAAGTGGCTACTCCGCAAGAGCCAGCCGCACCAGAATTCAAAGAATATGTTTTGAAGGATGGTACAAAAGTTAAGATTGACAAGTTGGAAGTCGGTGGTAGTGTTGTTCTGGTTGATGAGATGGGTAATGAAACACCAGCACCAGTAGGTGAGCATGAATTAGCTGATGGTAGCAAGATTGTTCTTAGTGAATCTGGTGTTATTATGGAAATCAAAATGCCAGAAGTAGAAGAAGCACCAGCCGAAGTTGAAGTTGAGATTGAAGATGAAATGGCAAAGAAGATTCAGCAACTGGAAGCAGAAGTTGAAGACTTGAAAAAGAAGAAGAAGGAAGAAGAAATGCGTGTATCTGCATTTGAAAGCAAATTCAGTAAAGCATTATCTGACCTTACAGATGTAATTGTTGGATTGGCTAACACTCCATCAGCAACTGCAACTGAAACACCAAAAGAAAAATTCAATAAGCATATTGAAAGTAATAAATCAAAAGTTGAGCGATTCTTAAAACTCGCACAATCAATTAAGTAAACAATTCACAAAAATAAAAATTAGAAAAAATGGCATACGACGTAGCAGCCCTTAACGACTACACCAAAGAGAATGAGCAACTCCTTGTTACTTCTTCTGTACTTGGTGCGAAAACAGCAGCTCTGATTAAAAAATCTGGTAATGTTATGGTCGGGGTTAAATCCGCAGAAACCATCAACATCATGGACACAGATGCAGTATTTCAATCTGGTGCTTCTTGTGGTTTCAATGCAAGTGGAACTACAACATTCACTCAACGACCAGTAACTATTGCAAAACTGAAAGTGAACGAGGCTCTTTGCCCTAAGAACCTTGAGCGCACATATTTGCAGAAGGCACTTGCCGCTGGTTCAATGTATGATAGCATCGTATTCGCACAAGAATACACTGACCGCAAGGTTCAGAAGATTGCAGACCAGTTGGAAGAAATGATTTGGCAAGGAACTGCAAGTGCTACATCTTTTGATGGATTTGCTGAACTTGTAGCTTCTGGTTATGTTGATGCAAACACAACACAATATCTTTCTGGTGCACCACTTGGGGCAATTACTGATAACAACGTAATTGATATCTTTGATGCCGTTTACAAAGCTATCCCATCAGAAGTTGTTGGTAAGGATGATATGACTATCTTCTGCGGTCAAGATGTATTCCGTACATATATCATCGCTTTGAAGAATGCTAATCAGTTCCATTACACACTTGATGTAAAAGCTGATAGCGAATTCATCCTTCCTGGCACTCCTATCAAGGTGATTGCAACTCCTGGACTTAATGGCACAAGCAATGTATGGGCTATGCGTCTTAGCAATATGTTCCTCGGAACAGATTTGTTGAATGAGGAAGAGAAGTTTGAATTGTTCTATGCGAAAGAAGCTGACCAAGTTCGTTTCGTAGCAGAATGGAAGATGGGTGTGAATGTTGCATTCCCTTCTGAGGTTGTTCGTTACATTCCTGATTAATAAGTAAGGGGAGAGAAATCTCCCCATACTATTACATAATAAATAAAAATTAAAGAAAATGGCTTGTGCATTAACTCAAGGATACACACTTGATTGTAAGGACTCCCTCGGTGGGTTGAAATCAATTTATTTGATTTCCCATGCAGATGTAGCGAGTGTTACAGAAAGTGCTGGTGTGGTATCTACGATTACAAAAGATGTTGGTAAGGTATTCTATAAATATGAACTTGTTCGTAATACATCATCTTTCACAGAAAACATCACTGCTTCTGTTGAGAACGGAACAGTCTTTTACGCACAAGAGTTGACAATCGTACTTAACAAATTGCAAGTAAATACTCGTAATGAGATTTTGCTTCTTGCTAAAAATGTACTGATGTGCGTGGCAGAAGATGCGAATGGTAAGTACTGGTTGCTTGGTCGTTTCCAAGGATTAGATATCACTGGTGGTTCATCCGCTACTGGTACTGCACAAGGGGATAGAAATGGTTACACCTTGACATTCTCTGGTGGTGAGAAGGAACTTGCACCAGAAGTAGCAAGTGGTGTTATCGCTACCCTTACGACCTAATCTGGCTTTCGTGGTTCATAGATAGTAGGCAAAGGTTGTCCCCCTTCGGTTTCGGAGGGGGATTTTTATTTGGTAAAAACCAGCCGTAAGTATATTTATAGGTATGGTATATTTGAACAAGGATATCGCCGCTGATTTGGTATTTACTTTAACTGAAAAAGAAACATTTACAGAACCTAATTACCATTTCATTTGCACACATAGGTCGTTGAATATTGAGGTTGAATTCTTTAAGAAATACACCGACAATATCTCGATACATAAGGATAGGTATGATTTAATCATCTTTACTGGTGGGGAATTTGGTTCTGCCCCAGATGGGGAATATGTTTATACTATCTTTGAGCAAGATGAAACCACTGGATTGGATGGTGCATTACTTGAAACTGGAATACTTCGTTTGAACCCTATTAATTCGGTATCTTATGAAGTATATCAAACCGATAACACATTTGTAACAAGATGATGGATAATTTAGTAATACTGAACTTTGCAGAAGCAAAGCAACCAGAATACAAAGAAAAGAAAGGTCAAGGGTATATTGAATTTGGGTATAAGAACGATTACCCGAACTATTTATTATCTCTATACAATAAGAGTGCGAAGCACAATGCTATTGTAAGAGGTAAGGTAAACTATATCATTGGTAACGGATGGTCATCTAAAGAGCAAGACCAGATTGCAGAACTATTTATCAATTCCCCCAATCCGTATGAGAACTTGAATGATTTATCACGCAAGGTTTCTATTGATATTGAATTGTTTGGTGGTGCATACATTGAAGTTATATGGGGTAAGATTGGTGGCATGATTGCTGAAATATGCCATATAGATTATACAAAGATTCGTTCCAATAAAGACAATACACAATTCTGGTACAAACAAGATTGGCAAGACAGAAAGATTGAACCAGATGTTATCCCAGCATTCAATACACAGAATCGTATAGGTAAGCAAATCCTATACATCAAAGAATATAGACCATCATTAGATACATATGCACTCCCTAATTACATGGGTGCATTGAACTATATTGAAAGTGATATTGAGGTAAGTAAGCATGTATTAGGTAATGCACAAACTGGGTTTTCTGCAAGTAAACTGATTACATTGCCCAATGGGGAACCATCTCCAGATGAGAAAGGAAATATAGAACGCAGATTTACTGATAGATTTAGTGGAAGCGATGGAAAGAAATTTATTCTTTCTTTTGTTCAAGATGCGGCAAGAAAGCCAATCATTGATGATTTAGGTGCATCCGATTTGACCAAAGAAGATTTCGGTAGAGTAGATTCTATGATTCAGCAGAATATATTTGCTGGACACCAGATTACATCACCATCACTCTTCGGGATTGCAGAGCCAGGAAAGTTAGGTACTCGCACTGAATTGCGTGATGCGTATGAGGTATTCAAGAATACATACGTTAATGATAAGCAGAAGTTCCTTGAAAGCATCTTCAATCAACTTGCGGTATTGCGTGGGGTTACAGAGGAATTGTATATACAACCAGTAGAACCAATTTCATTTGAATTCAGCGAAGCGACCATATCTGCGAATATGACTAAGGATGAGATTCGCGAGAAGATGTCCTTGCCGCCATTGGAAGTTGAATCGGCTGGTGGTGCTGCTCAAATGATTTTGGATAGCATCAATTCACTATCGCCATTGGTTGCTACTAAGGTATTGGATTCTATGTCTGTTGATGAAATACGTGGATTGGTTGGATTACAAAAACCAGTTACACCTACAAATCCAGATGGAACACCAGTTACACCAGAGCCAACTCAACAGATGGTAAATGAGCATCTAAAGGGTATGAAAGGTAGAGAGTGGCAGAACTTTCAAAGGATTATTCGTGAATTCAATAAAGGGAAAATCACAAGGGAACAAGCCGTATCTATGCTGAAGCAAGGATATGGGTTGGATGATGATAGTATTAACACATGGCTCGGTAGTGATATTGAAGAACAACAATTTGAAAGCCACGATGAAATCAAATCTATCGCATTAGAATTCGGTCAAAAGAAGTCAGATTATATTATTCTAAAGTCAAAAGATAAATTCAATGCAGATAATCTTGGCGACTTTGAAATGCAATTTGCACAAGAAGTAATCACAGATGCACTGGATAAAAACATTTTGAAGGTTATATCTGAAAATAAAAATGCTAATCCTAAAGATATTGCGAAGGCATTAAAAAAAACAGAAGATGAAATTCTGGAAAGGATTAACGTATTACAAGACTTAGAAATAATCAAATACGATACGAAGAAGAATACAACTGAATTAAAGAAGCCGTTATCTGAAGTGATTGATAAGCCAGTGCAGAAAACATATTTAATCCGTTACTCTTATGAATGGCGAGTGCCAAAATCACAACAGAAGGAACAAACATCAAGACCATTCTGCAAAGCATTGATGGATTTGAATGATTACTTATGGAGTAGAGCAGATATTGAAAGGATGAGTGCAAGATTAGGATTCTCCGTATTTGATAGAGGTGGTGGATGGTGGACAATGCCGAATGGTGAACATTCGCCACAATGTAGGCATAAATGGGTAGCGAACATAGTTGTAAAAAAGTAAAGAAATGAGTAGGAACATTTTATTTATATCGGTAAACACAATCAAGGAAAGAACTGGATTACATAATAACGTAGATGAGAAACTTGTAAATCCAGAGATACTTACATCACAAGATATGTACATCTTACCTTGTTTGGGTACTGCATTGTATAATGGATTGCAAGATAGGATTGATAATGCAACACTAACAAATGATGATGAGAAGCTATTGGATGAATACATTACACCAGCATTGGTGTATTATGTTATGAGTGAACTCCCAATAGGTTTATCATATCAATTCTATAACAAAGGTGTTGTAAGGAAATCAGATGAGAAGCAAGAAAATCCAGATGCACAACAATTAATTGATGTAGCGAACAAGTATTTGAAGAAGGCAGAATTCTATAAACAAAGATTGATTGATTATCTTAAGCAAGAAGCATCTGTTGGCAATTTCCCAGAATACTTAAATCCTGGGAGTTCATACGATACAATGATTCCAGAGAATGAAGGATATACAACTACAATATGGTTAGGAGATGATGATTGTTGTCTTGGAAAAACATTTGAAGAAAGATATCAAGGTAATATAACTCGTTGTTGTGGGAAATAAAACATACTCTATCAAGAATCAAACCAAGTTGAAACTATACTTGGAAAAACAAACAAAGAATGACACTAAATCAAGTAGTAGCACTAATAAATCAGATAGCTCAAGGGCATCAACAGATAGAAGATGTTTACTTCGGAGAACTAATTGATTTTCTTAGTAGAGGGGAAGATAACATCTATCCCTCTTTGTGTTATGAAGTAACCAATGCGAATATCAGTTTGGATGGTAAGGCATTAAGCATATCATTCAGCTTTTATTTTTTTGATAGAATGCTTCCAGAGGATGCAGATGAAACAGAAGTATTGAGTGATAGATTAAGTGTGGCACAAGATATCGTGGCACAACTTACATACAATAATTATGAATTTGATGTTGTAGGAGGCATACCAGTTCAGTTCTTTATTGAAAAGACCAGTGACTTACTCGCTGGTGTTCGTGCAGATATACAATTAGAATTGCCATATCTGTCTAATAGATGCGTAGTTCCAACAACATATACTCCATAAATAATTAGCGATGGGAAATAAAAAGATAAATGAATTAGTTGTAAGGACACCAGCAATCACAGATTTGATGTTGATTGGTGACCCATCTACTGGATACTCGTACCAGACAACACTCAATGCAATTTCAACATTGATTGAAGCTAACTTTTCATTAAATGATTTAAGTGATGTTGTATTAACATCTCCAACGAATGGTCAAGTATTACAATACAATGGCACTAATTGGGTCAATGCATCTGTCGCATCATCTGTTACATCTGTATTCGGTAGAACTGGTGCGGTTGTAGCGACAGAAGGTGATTATTCATTAACGCAATTATCTGATGTAACATTGTCTGCCCCAACAACGAATCAAGTTTTGCAGTACAATGGAACTGCTTGGGTCAATGCGACTATATCTACTGGTGGAATTACATCATTGAATGGATTAACTGCATCTACGCAAACATTTGCAACTGGAACAAGTGGAACAGATTTTAATATCAGTTCTACCACATCTACCCACACATTCAATATCCCAACTGCATCTGCAACTAATCGTGGATTATTAAGTTCTGCGAATTGGACTACGTTCAATAATAAGGTAAATAATGCTGGTTCTGGTTCATCTAATATGTTAGCGGTATGGACTGGAACAAATACGATTGGTGTTAGTTTAATTGAAAGTAGTGCATCTTCTCAGCAAGTTGTAAGTTATGTAGATAGTAATAAGGGATTCTTCATAGATGCCAGTATTGCGATTTTTGGGATACATACAGATTCGCTTGGTCTTGAAGTCAATTTAGCCAATGGTAATATCCGAATAGGCGACCCAGCTGGTCTGTTCGGTAATTCAACTGCATTGTATATCAATCAATCTGGGAATTACATTTCTGCATCATATGGTGGTGGGGATATTGGATATAAATCAGATTTCGCTGGTAAATTTCACTATCTTGGTGATTTTGATGCTTTATTTAATGGGACTACTATAATAGTAAATGATAATACACAGAGGGTTACATTCATCGCTAATGATTTTTATGTAACTAATTTGCCATCGCAGACAACATCAAATCCATTATATTATGACACAACAACTGGTCAGATATCATATGGAACTGGTGGCGGTGGTGGTGGTGTAAGTGGAAGTGGAACAACTAACTATATCCCTAAATGGACTGGAACTACAACTCTTGGCAATTCATTGATTCAAGATAATGGCACGCAACTTGGATATGGAACATCGCCCAATGCATCATTTTCGCACTTGTTCAATTCTGTTGGCACTGTAACTAATTTCAATACTGGAACAAACGGAAGAATCAAAATCCAATCCAGTTTCTCAACGAATTCTGATGGTGCTGTATTATGTCCTTTCTCTAATTTCATATTCGGTCAGAACATTGTTTATACACAACCTAACTGGACATATGAAAAATCTGCATATGCGGTTGGAATACAGATGGAAGCACAAGTAAATGGTGCTATGTATTTCTTTACTGCACCCCTTGGGAGTGCTGGTGGAACATTAACATTCTTGACCAGAATGGCTATCTTTAATGATGGAACAATAACAATAAATAAATCTGTCGCAAGTACATACAGATTAGATATACAAGGTGTTACTGATGGTTTGCGTGTAACTGGTTCTGGAACAACATCTGCTACAACTGGATTGAGAATTGAAACAAGCGGTGGTACAAGTAATTTTGTTGTTCTTGATAATGGTAACTGCGGTATCAGACAAGCATCACCATCTGCAAGATTGCATATAGCTACTGGTGGTGCGACTACGGCATCACTTGGGTTGAAGGTTAGGAATAGTGCTGATAGTGTTGATATTTTATCTACATTCGGTACTACACAAGTAATTATCAATTCTAACTCTGCTTCATTAGATGCATCTGCACAATTACAAATAGATAGCACAACTCGTGGAGTATTGTTGCCAAGAATGACAGATACGCAGATTACATCAATCGTAGCACCAGCAAATGGATTAATGGTATATAGTACAACACAAAATCACATCGCATATTATGATGGTGGCTCTGGCACATGGAAGAAAGTAAACAATTCAAATCTATAATAAAATGGTACAAATTCAAAATCTTAATCTTTGGGTGAATGGTAATCAAGTAATTGCTGATAGATTATTGGTTATCTTAACTAATGATAATTTATCATCGTTTGCTTCATTCACTTATATTATTGGACAAGCAACAGATAACCCTATCACACCTTTGAAGAATCTAATCAGTGGAACATTGCTATTAGATGGTCAAGATTATATTGATTGGGATAATAGCAATGAACAAGCATATGAAATCGTAGCTGGTAAATTAAATCTCACTATTATTTAATCATAAAAACAACCTACATGAACTTGAAATTACACGAAGTAATCACCCTTTACTACGAACTCAATGGATTGAGTAGAAATGAAAACGGAAGCACAGAAGTAATCTTAGATGGAATCTTGAAACAAAAGATGTCATTGAAGGTGAAAATGTATTTACAAAGATTGAACAAAATAGTTACAGAAGAATTCAAATTGTATGAGGAAAACAGAAACGAGCTTGTTAAGAGGTATGGGAAACAAGAGGGCGAAGGTGTTTACAATTTGAGGGATGGCAATTTTGAACAATACACAAAAGAATTCAACGAATTAGTTGATACTGGTGTTCATATCAACGTAGACAACCTTTGGTCAAGCGATTTAACTATTGATAACCTTGAAAGCATTGAAACAAATGAATATTACCCAATACTTTTTAAGTTAATTGATAAATGAGCAATCTTGCAATTTTCCTATTCGGACAAGCAATCACAATCCTAATTGGATTAATTAGTATATATGTTAAAGTATCGTTGAAGTTGAAAGAACTTGAAGTACGAGTTAGTGTTGTTGAAAAACAAGATGACCAGATTTCAAAAAAGTTAGACACAATCGCTTATCAACTTAATCAACTATCTATACAATTACAAAATAAACAAGATAGAGAATGAAGTTCGGATGGAAACATTATTTCGCACCTACACCAAAAAGGATGAGAGTGTTTGGTGATTCATTAGCCGCTGCTGGTACATTCGGTGCTGGTATTGTAATCATGAATGGACATCCACTTGCTGGAACCATAATAATGATTGTGGCAGTAGTTGGGAAATTCATTTCAAACTTCTTTACAGATGAACCTTCGGCAAATTGATTTTCCTTTCTCTCAATACATAAGAGAGGAACACCAAAAGAAGCAGATATATCTGCACCATACTGCTGGTAACCCCAATGGTGTTGGTACATTCGGCTGGTGGCAATCAAATCCAGAAAGAGTGGCTACTTGTGTTGCTATATCTGGTAAAGGGAATAATTGCGTAGATGGTGAAATCATACAAGGATTCAGTAGTCGGTATTGGGCATACCATCTTGGTATTAAGCCAATAACATTCAAGGGCTTCAATCTTCCAGTATTACAATTAGATAAGATTAGTATTGGCATAGAGATATGTAATTGGGGTCAATTAAGTGAAGTGAATGGCAAATTCTATACATATACTGGTAAAGAGATAAATCAAGATGAGGTTATTGAATTAGATAATCCGTATAAGGGATTTAGATACTTTCATTCATATACAGAAAAGCAAATCAATAGTGTAAGGGATTTATTGTTATTATGGAATAACAAATATGGTATTACACTTGATTACAACGAGGATATATGGAAAGTATGCCCAAGAGCATTAAGGGGAGAGAATGGTGTTTTTACGCATAATTCTGTTAGAGTAGATAAGGTTGATATATATCCCCATCCATTGATGATTCAAATGTTAAAATCATTATGAGTAGTTGGAAAGACAATGCAAGTAATGTTCTATTGTTCTGGTACATTATTCTAATCATATGTGCCATCATATCTGTATCATCTTGTAATCCAGTTAGACGAGTGTTGAAGGACAAAGATAAATTAGATAAGGTCGCAGAAGTTGTTATCAGTAATGGCTATTGTGCTAATGATACTACAATCATTACAAAGAGTGATACAACGATATTGCATGATACAACAATATCAAAAGATACTATCATAGATACTAAAACAATTAATGATACGACATATGTTAAAATCAAAGTTCCAACAATTATCAGAAAGACTATCACTATTCGTGATACAATTAAGAGTGTGGTGGTGGATGGTGCGAGAGTATTACTTTGCGAAAAAAGATTAAGCATTTCGGAAGATTCCCGAATTAAGTACGAAGAATTAGCAAAGAAAAGATGGTGGTATTTATTTTGGTTAATCCTTTGTTTGATTATTTATGTATTCCGCAAGAAGATATACAGAATCGCAAGATGGTTAATACTTAAGTATTGATACCATTCAAATAACTATATGCTAAGAACTAAAAGAAGGAGATTGTTTTTTGATATAGAAACATCTCCGAACATTGGTTTATTCTGGTCTGCTGGTTACAAGCAGAAGATAGATTATTCCAATATCATACAAGAAAGAGCAATCATTTGTATTTGCTATAAATGGGAAGATGATAAGGAAGTGCATTCTTTGACATGGGATTGTAACCAATCTGATAAAGAAATGTTACAAGCCTTCATCAATGTTTGCAAAGAAGCTGATGAACTGGTTGGTCATAATGGAGATAAATTTGATTTACCTTGGATTAGAACCAGATGTATATTACATGGAATAGAAATGTTACCAAAGTATGACACGATAGATACATTGAAAATAAGCCGTTCTAAATTCAGATTCAATTCTAATAGACTTGATTATATATCCAAATACCTTGGGATAGGTAGAAAGATTAAGACAGAATTCAATTTATGGAAGGATATATTATTGAATAAAGATGAGAAGGCAATGCAGAAGATGGTGAAGTATTGTAAGATGGATGTTGCATTGCTGGAGAAGGTGTTCAAGAGGTTCGCACAGCATACATACAACAATGTTCATTACGGAGTGGTGTTTGGTCAAGATAGAGGCTCTTGTCCAGAATGTGGTAGTGGTGAATTAGTAAAACAAAAATTACGAGTAACCGCATCTGGATTAAAGAGAATACAATACCAGTGTAAAGTATGCCATCGTTACCATCAAAAAAAAGATGTATGAGCAAGATACTTGACAAAGTAATAACTGAAATGAGGGAAAGGGAAGCGAGGGGGATTATGAAGTATGGTGTTACAATGGATAGGGATGATTTACTTAGTGATGAATGGATACAACACATGAAAGAGGAACTGATGGATGCGATATTATATTTAACCAAAATACAAACAACCAATGGAAAACAAAGACCTACCAATCTTGAAGAAGCAAGTGAAAACACTGATGGAAAAGCTAACACCGATTGAAAGATTGCAAATACTTGAACCATTATGCGAATCATATAGAAAGCAAAGCAGAAAAGAAGTCCATGATGATATCGTAAACTTTTGCAGAAAGAAGAATATAAAAATGATAAAAACAGATTACTAATGGCAGAAGAAGTAGATGATATTGAATTGCCAATTAACTTCACTCCGCATGAAGATATTGCCGCTTGTACGAATGCTTTAGCTTGTATAAGTGATTGGGATGAATACTTAATGGATGAGGATGAAAGATTAATACTTACAGAAATAAAAATGATGGCATTACATATCATCCATACTGGATTGCGTGAAATCTACATATCAAACAACTATGGCAAAGAAGCAGATACACAAGATTGTCCATCGTAAACTTGGCAGAGAGAAGGCACAAGGATTGGCTTGGAAAGAAGATAATGTGTTAGAGGTAGATGAAAGGATTTACGGATATAGTTATTTACTTGTCATGTTACATGAGCACTTCCATCTGAAGCATCCAGAATGGAGTGAAACAATGGTAACCAAACAGAGCAGTAAGACCGCTCGGTTCTTATGGGAACTCGGTTTCCGCTGGTGCGATTTGGGCAAAAGAGGTCGCTTTTAGCCGTATTTTAAGGCACAA